AAATCAGCCATCACGGTGGATTGGAAACTCCCCCCCTCGGCACCTTGGGTTCGCTCGGACAAAGCTTCGTCTACCGTCCGGTGCTCTACAGTCCCGCCTTCCCCCGCTAAAACTCCTGCGGCGTTAACGACTTCAGGACGACCGTCTGTGGCGGTATCTGTAACCACCACCCCTTCAGAATTTCGGGCTGTCACCACTTGGTCAGTCATCGGTTTTTCATCAATGCCTAAACCAAGGGCTTCACCCATTTTGTTATTCTTTGCCGCTTCAAGGGTCTGCTCATCTCGGTAGATGAGTTGCCCTCGGCCAGGAATCTCTTCGACTTTAGCCCCTTCAGGAATCACAGGCATCGGCTCCCCTTCAGTGATTAACACTGCGGGTTTGCGCCCAGATTCAAACGCGTCCATTTGGGCGGCTAAAGATTCAGCGTTCTCGGGAGTGAGGTTTTCTTTTTGTGCGGCGGCCACTGCTTCAGGAAACTCTTCGTTAAGGCCGAAAGACGTGGTATCGGGCACCGGTTCACCTTTAGGCGGTGCCGTGTCTTGGGCCACCTCGGAAACAGCGTCCCGTATATACTCTGAAAGGTAAACATCTACCTCTGACCGAGCAACATCAGACCCTCCTTCCTCAGCTAACACTGAGTCTATCCGAGCAAGCACTCCATCCTCGGAGGCCATGGCCTTAATCGCTTCAACAACCGCTTGCTGTTGGGCGGGGTCTTGGATTTCTTTCACCGCAGGGTGGTTCTCCACAACGGAAGAAACCCTTGACTCCCTTTCAGAGGGTGGGGTGTCTCCTTCAGGAGGGGTTGACGCGCCTTTTTTCGCAGCGTACACCTCTGCCGCCGTAGTGATGCTGCCACCCATCAAGGCTCCTGCCGCGAACTCCTCAACCGCTCCGGCTTTCCACTCCGCCCAGTCGATGGGGGCACCTGTGGCGGAGGACGCAGCCGCTTCAGATATGGCGCTTTGTACGATTTCCGTCGTCCCTTCCATTGTCATGTTCAAGGGCACTTCGGTTGCGAGTCGTTTACTGAGTGCTTTTTTGACCACTTCCTCAGCGATGTCTGTCCCCAGCTTCTTGACTAGAAAAGACCCCATTTTCCCTGGAAATGCTGAGTCTAGGGCCGCGATTGTGGCTCCCGCGCCGAAAACAAGGGAGGGGGCTGAGGCTTCAGGGTCTTTCTCTTTGATTTTCTGTTGGACCTCTCCCGCGCCCAGCACCAGTGACGGCACTAAAGCCCCTACGACACCGCCCACTGTGGCTCCAATCGGGCCAAGAGGTGCGCCCACTACGGCTCCAGCTCCAGCACCAGCTAAAGATGGGGCCATTAGGGGTGCCTGAGACACGAATGTTTCTTTGGCCCACGTAGCGTAGTCTCCTGCGGAGTTTGCGTCTGAGAAGGATTGGGATGGGGGATTTTCCGCCGCTTCGTCGATGTTGCGTTCACGCCCCTCACGTCCGAAATCGGTGAGACCTTCTAACTCAAGTCCCTCTCCCGCCGCTTCGAGTGCGGAATACCCGAACCCCTGTAACTGGTCTACCCCCCGTGCGAAATGACCCCCTAAAGAGGTTTCGTTATCCGAACCCGCCAGAACGGGGTCAGGCTCTTCTTCGAGTTGGGGTTCTAATTCCGTAGGCGTGAGTGGGTCTGCTTCGGGCAACGTCCCCCAAATCTCATCGGCAAAACTGCTCCCTCCAGAGGTTTGCGTTTCAGGTGGGGAGTCGTCGCTGGGTAGCGAACCCCAGATTTCATCTGCAAAAGACTTGTCCCCCATCTATTGAGTTTTCCGGGCCGCTTGGAGTTCTTTTTTCTGGGCCAAGGATAGCCCAGCCACCCGTCTCCTCAGAGCATCTTGCTGCTCTTTAGGCAGCGAATCCCCTTCGGAGATCATCGCAGACAGCGTGGCCATATCAGCAGTTTCCGCTTTATGTGTGAACGCATACCCTGTCGGGAAAACCCCGTTATCCACATAAGTTTGCCGGACACCATCCATCACGTTGGCCGTTTTCTCGTCTTCAGTTGCCCCAGGCATGTAGTCTCTCCACTCCCGACCGCTCCTGTTGGATTTCATGTCATTTATCTTAGCGAGACCGTCTTTCACCACCCCTCGGTTCGCCGTGGAAATCGCTTTTTGTTCTGCCGAAGTTCCGCCCGAACCATACCGGACATCGTGACGACGACTAACTTCTTTAGCCACCGTGGTGTCGTCCCAGTCAGGGTTTTCAAGACTCACCAAGTTCCATTGAGCCAAGGTCTCTTTATCAAAACGGCTACCCGCAGCTCCTCCAAGCTTTTTAGCTTGGGCCTGTTGGCTTAATTTATGGGCGTGGCGAACTCCTTCCAGTGAAATGTTGTACCCGTGTTTCTCCGCAGCTTCTTCCATCTTCAGAAAATGCTTACGTTTATCCGTGTCTATCGTGTCTAGCACCTTCCGGCGTTCGGCCGCAACGGCCACTTTTTGGCTTCGGTTAATGTTCCGAATTTCTTTGTTTTCAACTCGGCCCTCTTTAGCTATGTCGCGCTCCGCTTTGAGGTCTTCGGCCGCTGCCGTCTCTTTGGACCTGCGCTCTTTCTCGGCTTTCATGTCCCAGTCGTCGAGGGTGGCTTGCCCAGCGGCCCCCAACACCCCGAGTAGCCCCTGTTGCGCGGCTCCTTGCTGACCCCCGAGGGACATCATGTTCAATCCCAGCCGAAGGAGAAGGGACGACTTTTCGTCCTCGCCCATCTCCGACCAGTTGAATTGTGGTGTGTCTGTAGCGGCTTCCAATTTATCTTTTAGGGTTTCCAAAATACCTTTCCGGTCTTCTTCCGCCATGTAGGGTTCTAGGGCGGCGGTTGGTCGTTCCAGTGTTTTACCCATAACTTGTTGTGCAGCGCCCATGTTCCGCGATGCTGCGTCCATGTTGGTGGATCCGTCAGGGTTCGCGTCTGGCTCATAGGCAATCTGGTTGTTTTTAGCCGTGTCGGAAATCAGGGACTCAGTGGCTTTTTTTATCTTAGCCATTTTATCCCGGTCTTCCGGTGTAATGTCGGGACCTACCGCCTCCGCAGGCACCGCCTCAAAAGCCGAAGCCTCCTCCGGTCTCGGTACCGGGGGTTGGGGGGCTACTGGCGCTACAGGCGGAACCCCTCCTATGGGAAAGGACCCAGGTAGCACTTCAAACGTTGGAGTGTCTAGGGACGCAGGGTGCGTCTGCACCTCCGGTGGTGTTCTTGTGTCAAAGGGTGCTCGTAGGTCCATGGGCGTTACCGTGCGTAGAGGAAATCGGGTCCCGCGTAGGGTCGTTGCGGGTATATTAATTGGGCGTAGTAATCTTGTGACGATTGGTACGGTACGTGTTCCTGCCTAAATGAGTGGAACGCTTGATTGATGCTGGCCAACTGTTGCGGACTAAAAGGGGCTGCTGTATTTTCGTCAGGGGCATTCCAAGTATCCGGTATCCCATTACTGACGACAGGGTTTTGCACCTGTTGCGATCTTTGTTGCCGTATCTGGTCCATCACATTCTGGGTGTTTATCTTAGGCGCTGGTTGAACCTGCCCCCTGACGGGTGCAGCCCCTTGCAAATTAGCGAAAGGCCCCGGTATAGGGGCTTGCTGTTGGTAAGGAAGCGGTTGCGCTTGCTGCGACGGCTGAGGAGGAAGGCCCGGCATCCCTACATCCTGAGGGGGCGGAGCCTTCGATAAGTCCATCCCACTAAAAGGTGATTGCTCAGTCATGCCTATGTCCTCTTACAATTTGAATATACTTGACGCGGCGGAGGCCAACCCCGCCACTTGAGATAGTGCGCTCGACCCACCCCCCTTAGTTGATGTCGTCTTAGTTCCCTCATTGGGTGCGGAACCTAATACCTGAGAGTAGTAATTCAGCCCTCGGGACAACCAATCCCTCTCTTCAAGGAAATCACTGTACCCCAAGTCTGCCGTTCGTTGGTTTTGTTCTTGGTCCACACTTCCTGCGGCAAACAGCCTTCCGATGTCGGCACCACTTAAAGTGCTCCCTGTGTTTGCGATACTCAAATCTGTACCCGCCAAGTCTCGTAAGTCTCCACTTACCGCACGCATTCGGTCAAGCTCCCCTGAACGGATGCCTTCGTTAACTTTCGCGGTTTCTAAGGCTCTATTGGAATCTAAGTTGAATGCGTCTAACGCAGACGCATAGGCATCTTTATACCCTCCAGCGTACAGGTCATTCATCCCCTGAATCATGTTCTCCCCTCGGATACCTTCGAGGACAGCGGACCGGCTACCCCGCATGGCTCCTTGGGAGGCTGCTGAGGCATTATCCTTGTTGACGGTGACATCGTGCTCGTCCCGCATCTCACGGGCCGCAGGCTCCAACGCACCTTCGATGTACGGGTTCATGTACTTGTTCGCTTGTTCCGTATCCCACATGGCAGGCGCATAGCTGCGATTGGGGTCTGTGTATGCCAGCACTTGGTTTTCTATGCCGTATGCAGCCCCAGTGCCGTCTGATGCTCGGTTAATGTTGTCCTGGTACGCACCTGAAGAATCTAAGGTTCGCTCGAAGGCCAAGTCGGTCATGGGGGAGGTCCCCGCGACTCTGGTTCCTGGGTACTTTAAGTATTCTTGGTCGGCTAACTCTCCCGCGATTCCCGCTGCGGCTTTACCTGCGTTCGATATGTATGCGGGGACTGAGTTAGTGGTGGTCTGCGTCGGACTCTTTTTAGACCCAAATAAACTACCCATGTGAACCCTCCTGCTCCTCAAACCCGAAAGCAAGGGTGCCCCCTAAGTACACCCCACCCTTTATCTGGTAAAAACGGTCTATCCTGTCAGGGGAGGCCCCGCTAACGATATTCATAAACAAGGGTACTCGAAAATCAGCGGCCATGGCCTGAGCCTCCTTCATTAATCTGTCGCCGACACCGAGTTTTCTCTGGCCATTGGGCACGTAAAAGAAACTATCTTTCAACACCTTCTTATAGGGATTCCACGGAAATACGTCTACTGTCACTCCGAGGACACCTAAAATCCGGCCCCCCTTCACTGCTAAAAATACTTTCCCGTTAACGATTGTGTCTAGCACCCACTGGCATAGACTATTTTTATCTACCTCAGGGTATGCGATACCTGCGGAGGGGATCCATTCTTCTAGCAATTTTGCGATGTTAGCCACGTCATACGCCGTAGCCTCTTGAATACTGGCGGCGGTGTCCTTCGTCGGCGCTGGGTGCGTCATCGGATAATTCCTCTTGTCTTCATGTCCGAAATGAGGGTGCCTAAGCAATCCCGCACTTCGTCGGTTGTGGCTGAACTAGCATCCATTGTAGTGGATCTGGTTAGGTTTGCAACATCCCAAAACTCCTTACCTGATGGTTGCTCCGCCGAAGCTAGTCGCCGGTTAAGTAGGTCCACCATAGAATTCAACTGGCGCAACAACTCAACTGGCTCGACAGACGTTATCCTGGGCAGTTGCTCTCCGCGAGACATTACCTTCGCCCATCCCGGTGCCCATCAATCTGGATAGGCCCCATGCGCCAGAATCCGTTGCTGCCCAAACCCTCAATCCGTAAGCTTATTTGTCGTGCTCGCAATCTCGTGGAGTACCTCTGGGTTTTGGCCGTCACCGTGAAAGGAGGCTTCGATGTTGTTCCCCCGTGGGGCCGTTTTTTACCGGAGAAAGTCATCCTGACAGACCCTTCCAGTTTTTCAAAGTCAGGGACAACCCCGTTGACCCGAAGAACTTCATCTTGCCCAGGCGTGGAGATGTCTAAGTCGTAACTTTCCAAGAACTCGCCCATGGGGGCACCTCCCGCGTCATTTCCTAACTCATGGATATACACGGTGCCGTCTTTGGTCACTGCGTAGGGCCGGTTGAACGCCGTATCTTCTCCATCCCAAGCCGTGCGATCCATCTCCCCCAAGGACCAAGTGCCTTTTATCGCATCAAATAATACATAGCGGTCTACCTCCGAAGAGTTAGCGGACGGGTAAAACCACCACACCTCGTCGAACGCTCGATTCACCCCAGAGAATATCTTGTGAGACATCGAATAGTTCAAGTTCTCGAAAACGCGAGACCACACAGCACAGTCAAAGACCTTCAGTGACCCGTCATACATATAGAAATTACGAAGCCCCATCCAGTAAGCGACACCCCGATAATCCTGTAACGAATTTCGAGACGCGATTTCAGACGCACCTAACGCGGTCATCCCGTACGTCAAAGGCGGCCCTGTTGGGAACATTCTGTACCCGTGGGTGTCGGTGGCTATAATCACATTTGCGCCCACCACTTTCCCAGAGATAATGCGATTCCCCTCCTGTAGGGGTATGCTACCCGCTGTGTTTACGGCAGTAGGTTGCCAGTCTTCGTAATTGCCTTGGTCTGCCCACCTAACCAACAGCGGATCGTGGTCTGTGCTACCGAAAGGCTCACAGCCTAATGCGATTAAATGCTCATCTTCCGAACTTACGACAACGAACCCCACTTTCTCGGGGGAATTAGGTATCTGGGTAGCCGGTGCTCCGACCCCATCTGTGGTGGGGGACCACACGTAGATCTTCCCGCCGGGGGTGTTCGCAATGAGATTCTCCCCCCACACCGCTAAAGACCATCCTCCGTTATCGGGCACGGCACCTACGGGTCTTGGTGTCAGTGACGGGTTAATCCCGCGACCCCAAGCACCTTTGTTGTACGCAGCGGTTCCATACCCCAAACCGTACACGGGGTACACCGCTCCGCCACCGGTTCCTGAAGCCGAAGCCTCCACCGCCACCTGGAGGGTGAAGGAGTTCACATCTGGTACTGTTAAAATTGTGTGGGTTTGGTTGAGTAGAGACCCAGGGACACCATTGCACTCTAAAGCCCCTTTGAACTTCGCACTTCCACCCACAAGCAGTCCATGCCCCACCCACGTTACTGTGACCACATTGCTGCCCGACGTGGTGGTGAACGGGTCAGTCAACGTTCCGAGGGTGAGCGCCCGAACGTCTGCGGGAGTTATGTCATGGAAGGATTTATCCGCGTCATTGGGTTTCTGGATATACAAACCGGTGTCTGTCCCATACGCGATATATATCGTGTCGTCTAAGGACAACCACTGCCTGGTTTCTCGACAGGCTCCCGGCACAACATCTGATTCAGCTAAAGCACTCCACCCCCCGAGTTTCTCTGGGTAGTCATAGTGGAACCGAACCCGATTGGCATCCTTCCACCGGCCCTTCCCATCTCGGTCCGTTGTCTCGGTAAATACTCCTTGGTCGATACTTAGTGGCTGGGTAGGCATTTAAGCAACTCGTCTCCATCCGTATACGGAAAACCCGCCAACGGCTAAACCCATATCAGTAGGGGCTGCATCCCACACCCCAACGCCAATCAAGGCTGCCGGACTTATCTCGTCATCTGAGTGGAAGTATATGGACCCAACAGGCCACATAAGTTCTTGGAAGGATACCGTACCGGGGTGGTAGGTGTCATCCCACAAACGGCTACCGTCGGTGTACACCCCGCCGCCGTACCCAACAAAATCCATTCGGGCTGTAGGGGTAGCCACAGGAGCCATCATGCGTGCGAAACCAGGAACGCCGGGGACATCTTTACCATACAGCGTCAATGCCGACGCGTTAGTGGTAGACGTTCCGCCTGCGATCTCTAGCTGGCAAATGTCATCGCCCACTTCGTTCCAAGGGGTGTCTGACGCTGCGGATATATTACCCCTGAGAGTGATACTCGCAATTCCTGATTCTGAGTGTAAGGAAACACCGTTCCCCGCCACCGTGGTTTTGGCAGACACCTCCCCCTGAGTGAACAGCCCTCCACTTGTTTCAAGGGAGTCGCTATCTGGGTCTAAATCCGGCGTGCTGGGCAGGACATCCACCCCAGTGCATATTATCGTTTTCAGGTGCCCCTGTTTTACCGCTGTGTCTACCCCCGCGCCCGTGCTAATCGTCAGGGGGAAACTCCCTGTAGTGTCATTGTAAACTACGTACACCTTTGCGGTCGCAGGGATTAGGATTCTCCGAGCCGCCGTGATGTCCCCTGTGAGGTGGAGTACCGCGTAGCGGGACTCGTCTTCCAGCCCGTTCGCAGTGGTTAGGAGTAAATCCCCCGAACCCGTTACACTCTTAACCAAGGTGCCTGCGATAGCGTTCTCCAGTAGCGCGTGCTTGGCGTTCTGCCGCACCCCCCACGAGTCTACGTTTTCATCGTCGGCTTGCTGTTCTAGTCTGAGTAAAGTGGAATATGTACTAGGCATAGGGGTTATGTCTCTCTGTGGAAGGCTTCGTTGGGTGTCCCTGGGGGGAACTTAATCGTGAATTTCTCAGATGAGGATGTTATCTCGCCACCTAAGTCCAACACGCAAATAGCACGGTCCGCTTTCGACGAGTTGTACACCATCGCGTGGGTCGCAGTAATGGTCGAATCCGGCCACTCTACGTCAGCGAAAGAGACTATTGCCACTCCATCTTCCACTTCTCCATTTTTTAAGGTGGTCAAGGCGAGACCCCCCTCGGTGTACCCCTCCGCAGAAACCTCGCCTACCGAGGTGTAGAATTCCTCATCCGACGTTTTCTCTTGAGTGAACAAGGCGATCTTGAATACATCAATCCTGAAATCATGCACGCCCCACAATTTGTCCCGTTTAAAAGTATTAGTCTGCATAGGGGTTTACGCGCTCTCCTGCGTGGCCATCAAACTGGTGGACAACCCACGAGCGTAGTCTTTCCGGTGTTGTGGTTTTATCTGTTTTACCGACGGCCTTAGTATGTTTATGTACTCCACGTCTCGCGTTTGCTCCATCTCGGTGTTTTTATTAAACCGTTCGCATTCCACCAAGCACGCGGCGAACAGTAGGTCTCCAAAATGAGTGCTCACCCAAGTAGTCTGCGTTTCAAGACTCAAGGTCTCTGGAACTACGACACCCCTGACCGTTAATATCGCTGCGGATTCTGCGGGGTACAGGAAATCATTTGGCTGTTTCACTTCCGAAGGAAACGGGCTTCCTATCCCCGCCGCAGGCACGGGTGCTACGGATATTTTGGTCTCTGATGTTTCTGCATAATATCGTGGGATCCCACTCGAAGTTTGACTTTGGAGAACCCGCAATACGGAGATTGCTCGCTCTTCCAAAAGAGCACCTTCATACAGAACGTCTCGTACTGTCGCCATCCGGTCAGGTTTAGTTGCGCTCCCCGCTGAGTCAAACTGCACTACGAATTCCTCATCCCGCATCTCCAAGTCTAAATCTCGGTGGACACGTAGCTCCCCTAGCTGGATGATATTAGGTATCTGGGATAGGAAATCCACGTCGCCGTCTTCCAAGTAGCTTTGCAACCTGGCAGACATCGAACTATAACTAAATTGGAATGTTTGTGTCACCATGCACTAGACCTCCGGCCCATATAAGAAAATCCCGCTCGAGTCTACCAGTTTAACTCCTTGGTCATCAACCAAAAACTGGAACCCTTGGGGCGCTTCGAGAAGGGAAACCCCCTCGGCCACCACCCCCGCGATTACCGTAGCGCCCTCGGACATCGAAAGAATAGCGGGTCCTACCCCAAATTCAGGAACCGGGAGAACCACGGACACCCCGAATGCGTCAGTATCCCCCGTTCCACGCTCCAGCCCTTGCGGGTCCGATACATCAGTGAGGGGAGTTTCTTGAGGGTGCTTAGGGTCATAGGTGTCTTTCGCGACTTTCATGCCGGGGTATTGCCCATCCGACACCATGTCGCGGTATGGCTTTCTCAGACCATCGCGTTGGTCATGGAACCACGCCCGTTTCCCNCGNGCGAACCGATCCGTCACCCTCTTCTCCCCCTAACACGAGGTCGGGAGATGCCCATCACGGTTTTTGACCTTTCTGAAGTGGCCATTCGTGCTTCTCGCTCAGACCTTTTCTCTGAGGCAAGGCAGATAGGCAAAGCCTTATCATTGTACTTCTGGGCTAATTTGACAGATAGCATGTCTGCGAGAGCATCCTGCCAAGCCAAGGGCACCTCGGGGTGCTTGTCGAAGCTACTGGCGGTTGCTGCGTACTTCATGACGTTCACCACTATCGACTGACCTGCTGTAGCTGGCACCTGCCATAAGTGGCCAACCGGCGCATCCACGCTGGATCGGTCAACCCAAATTCGATCTGGACGAGAACCTTGTTGGTCTTTATCAGGTATGTTCAGGTAGTCCTCCCGTCCCATGAAGCCCATCGGAGTGTCATACCCGTTAGCGTCTCGACTCACGATACTGATAACGTCGATAACGCCCTCTGAGAACTCTACGGTTTTTTGTCCGGCTTCCAGTGTGAAAGTAAGGTCTTCAACCAGCCACAACTGGGGGTACCGCATGGAAATCCTTATAAGGATATAGTTGAGGGACCGTCTGGCTGATTGAAGATGTCTGCTGGTGATGGACGCAGGGTCCACTTGTGCTCGCTCAAAAGCCTCGTCTATCGTTTCGATTAAGTCCGGGCGGAAAGAAACACCGGCCAACACGTCGGCTGTCATTGCGGGTCTCCCCCCTCACACCCCATACGGGTGTATAG